AGTTTGGATCGAAGTTTTCATTTTCCTCAATTGTGAATAAGGGGTTGAGATTTCCGTATTCATTTTTTAGGAATGATTTGATTGTGGAAAAAGAATGGAAATAAATTTCAGAAATTGGATTTCCGCCACCAGGACCATTTGGATTGGTTATGTTAAATTCAATTAAATATTGATTTTGGTGTTGAGGGATTAAGTCAATTGAATTGTGGTCAAATTCAAGAGTGATGAAATATGGATGAGTTTGATTATAGTTTGTCATAGGTTATTTCTCCTTCATTACCTAAGACCATACTATACTATATCAAATAGATTGTAAACAAAAAAGTGAGCAGAAGCCCACTTTTTTTTCATTTTATTTTTTTGTATATGGTGTAAACAATTAAAAATTGATAGTACCAACTAGTAATGACTAAGTATTCATATAAAAAGTTCTCTTGGTTCTCTCCATACCATCCACTGGCCGCATATAAAAGTAGTACAAAATAGCATAGTATAGGACCAAAGAACCAAAACATTACCAAGAACTACGATCAATAGGAGTTCGATCACGGATCTTTTGCTGAGCTACATCTAACTCGCCATGATTACCTTCATGGCTTGGTGGCGTCCAACCACCGGGTTTCAAAAGATCTGGTAGACCAAATGGATTAGGCCGTCCTGGTTTTACACCTGGAGACTTATTCATATTTGCTTGATAGATCTCATCCCAAGCTTTATTTGCATCAACACCAAAGACATCCAGTGTACCAATAGCAAATACACATAAGTCAATAAGACCATCAACAATCTCTTCTGAATTGCCAGCATTTACAGCTTGCATCGTTTCATGTAGTTCTTCTTGACACATAAGCAGACGAAACATTAGGTATTTGTTCATTAATACTTTGTCATCTTTATGTTTTTCAAACCACTCTTTTACACCATACTTGTGGTGCATTTGGTGGATATCGAAAGCCCAGTCACTCATATTATAATCCTTTTATTGAATGTATGTATTCTATCACATTTTACTCAAAGAGTAAACATCTAATTTCTTAATTCCAAGAGCCCAATTCTCTGCAGCATCTTCTACGTACCTCATCGACTTACCCGGAAAATCTTCTTGGAAAAATCGCTTACCATTATTATCAAAATATCTTATGTAAGCATATTCTTCTTTGAAGTCGAAATGAATTTCACAATATCCTTCATCATGATCTGAATAGTAAGTAGAAAGCTTTTTACCCATTTAGTCCTCCGATTCAATTTCTTCTATGAGTTGGTCTTTCATAGCTAAGATTTGTTCTTTCATGTGTGGTTTATCCCACCATCTAAATAGAACACAAACAGTAATCCTTGGCACATTAGTATAAGCAGAATGCCAGCAGTGGTCTGGTTCGTCTTTACCAAAATGATAATGCCGGCATTGCCATCCAGCTTTGTCTGGAATCTGAACAAGAGTTTCCTTCTTTTTATCATAGTATTGAAAGAATCCATTTCCTTGTTCTGACCAAGAAAAAATAAATTGCCAACCAGAATTATTTTGATTTGTGTGCCAGCCTACAAATCCTCCAGGAGGATAATATAAAAACACTGCATCACTATTAGCTCCAAGGGTTGCTATAAACTCATTAGCAGTATATTTAGTTACTTCTTTTAGTCTATCATCTGGAATATTGTATACTGGCAATGAATAATGTTCAACTGGAAATCCTTTATGGTCTGGATCATTCATATGCTTTTTTAAATAAACATAATCCATATATTTTAATCCATCCGTGACAGCATTATCAGGTGAATAAGCTCTATAGTTCTCAATCATGGATTGGTCAGTTAATATATTGGTTTTTAAAACTTCTGACTTAATATAATCAAGTTGAGATAAAATATTCTTATTTCTAAGTACTAACTCAGTCATTTGTAAAATCTAGTGCCTTTGGATAAATGCTACCAATAGCTTTTGCTACCTCGACGGCCAGTTCCATATGTTCTTTTTGTGTCCCATTTGCAGAACGTAACTCTATATAATGAATCCAACTACGGATAGTGCCATTAACATAGAGCCTACTAACTGTGTTACCTTCTGGTAAGACTGCTCGTGCTTGTTCTTTTGCAATACCATTTGCAATCGCCCAAGCATATGCCTCTTCTGCTTTATCAATAACTTCTTGCTGCAAAACGTTCCACGCTGACTGCAAATCGGCATCATCAGTTTCAATAGAATTCTGCCGATTTTTATTATCCTGCAACCTTGCTTTTCTTAGAATAAAATTGTTACTAAGATCGCGGATGTCAGCATACCGCTGAGAAAACTCTTGAAATGAAAACGATCTGTGCCGTAAGAGTTGACGGGCGATATCTCTGGTTGTTTCGATTTCGATGCAGGCTGATGCCATTTCGAATGGTGACCAGTGTTTATGCTTGATGAGATAGTCAAGTAACTTTGCTGTTGTTTTGGTGTTAGCTTGGTTCGATGGATTGGAGACACGGGCTGCGTACGCGATAAGGTCTTGGATGTTGTCAAGCCCCTCGAGTGCAAGTTCTCCTGAGTGGATACGACCAACGGGTTGGCTATAGGATATGAGACGTGCATGCATTATTTACCTTGACCTCGATATTTTTTAAAAGAACGTTTTTTGCTTTTATTCATAGAAGACGTTTTAACGTTTCCATTACCAATTGCTGTTTTCTTATTGCCTTTTGCCATATTTTACTCCATTTTAAAATCTTTAAAGCGTTCATTCATTTGTGATTTGTCAAATGCCGGGGTATCATCCATTACACCATCTTCAGCTTGGTCGGCATCATATAATCTCATACGAGATCTATCAATACCAACTACAAATCTCTTTTTAAAGTTTGGATCATTATATCTATTCTTTAATTGTTTGACCATTATTTGGCCAAGAGCTTCTAGCTCTTCAGAACTAATAAGTGCAAACATAAGATCCGCAGTAGCTGGTAGACCAAATGATTCAGAGGTATCTTCAAGTCCAGGATCAGAGCTTGTATATCCAGACCGAGTTGTTTGTGTAGCAGATACAATTGGTACATCAAACTCTACAGCAAGACCACGTAGTTCTTCTGCAATTGCTTTAATGTATGTATATGAATTAATAGCACCACCCATGCCTTTCATACGTGATGAGGAACAAATATTCAAATAATCAATAAAGATCATTTCCGGTACAAAGTTCTTTTTAAGTTTTAGCTCGTTTAAGAGAGCTCTGAAATGTCCGGTATGAGCTGAGCCAGTTGGATATTCTTTAATAATCAACTTACCATTTGTACGAGCAGATAGCTCATCAACTTTACTAGTCAGCATATCTTTTGTAATATGCTGAAGTTGATCTAATGGAATATTTAGCAGGTTAGCATCTATCCTTTCAGCAATACGTTCCTCAGCCATCTCTAGTGTGATGTACAGCACGTTCTTGCCTTGAACGAGAACATTGCCAGCCATATGACACATAAACAAAGATTTACCAACACCAGTGCCGGCCAGAGCGATATTCAATGTTTTATTTGGCAATCCACCTTTTGTAATCTTATTAAAGTAATCAAGATCAAATGGAATACGTTCTTCGTCTTCATGGTAGAATTCATAACGTTCTTCCACATTCTCAATATAGTCATGGCCAATATTCGTATCAAAGGATACAGCCAATGCTTTTGATAGCAGATCTGGTAGTGCATTCTTTGTAAGAGACTTATGTTTACCATCAATAATAGAAATTGATTCCATAATAGCATTATGAATAGCACGATCTTGGCACCACTTCTCAGTAGTATCTTCTAGCCATTTTTCATCTGCAGTTTCTTCCACAAAAATGTTTGGAAGTATTTCCATAGCATGAGCATACTGCTCATCTGTTAGTTTATCACTTTGGTCAATTTCAATTTTAAAAGAGTCTAGTGTTGGAAGCTTATTGTATTTACCAACAAACTTACCGGCCTCTTTAAATAATTGATTGTACACACCTTGGAAATATTCTGGTTTGATAAATGGCAAAACCTTACGCATGTAAGGCTCATTCGTTAATACGTTTCTTAATATTACTTGTTCAACGTTACTCATAAAATATACTCTTTAGGTATTTGTTTCGCTACTTGTTCATACGGCCGGTCGAATATACTAATTTTTAAAAGTATCCTTTCTTTATTACCATTTTTTACACCATGCATAATAGATGTATTTAGCAAACATTGCTCGTAAATATAATCAATTCCTTCAATAGTTACAGGAGCTGGTTCATCTGATAATATAAAGTTAAGACTACAAGTAGTTCCATTATCAATATGCTCTGGCAAATTTACATTAGGTTCTAGCCAATAAACTCTTGGCTTTCCATTAACGCCAAAATCATCCATAATTTTAATAAACATTGGATCATACGATTTAGCTATTTTCCAAAAGTCAACAGTGCCTCTATAATCACTATAATAGACACTTTTTTCTTTGAGTCTATCCAAATTAGCCAAGATAGCTGATTTATCTAATGGATAGTTTAATCGAACCAAAGGGTCCATTATAGTTTACCTTCTTCTCGCATTTTCGCTCGGATCTTAGTAGCGGATATATCATGTATCTCTTTGCCAAGATCATGTTGTGTAAATGTATAACCAACGTCTCGACCATAACTAATGTCTACAATGTTTGGTACAACTATTATAACATAGTCTTCTGCGTATGTAAACCCAGCTTCAAGTAATTTATCTTCAATATTTGTCCGTACGGTATTAAAATAAAATGGGTTATCGTCATTACCCATTCCGGCATCTACACCAGCAACGTCACGACACATAATCACAACCTGACCAGTTTTAGCTAGAGCTTTTTTAAAGAGTTCAGTATGTCCATCATGCCAAGGTTGCCATCGGCCTAACATTTGTACTGTTGGTTTTTTCCAATCAAAGGTCATATGTTTCTTTCATTCTATTTGCCATTTGCTCAATGGCTTCATCTGAAATAAATTTTTCAATAATGTAATCAAAGTCAGTAGGATCTTCAAATAATTTATTTGTATCTTGATATTCACTGGCTATAACAGTGGCCAGCCATATTGTAATGTCAGCTTCAAAGATATATCGTGTCATTTCTGTTGGACACACAAAATCGCAGATTACTGTATGGCCACAACCTTTTTCGTAATCTGCTATATTGCGCATCCGCCTTGCTTGACGAATTCTAGATTCTTCACTGAAGTCCCAGTCATTGGCCATTTCCCGGATCTTATCAGCGTTATACCAAGAGCAATTTAAATGCTTTTGTAGTCTTTGTGCTAAATGAGTCTTACCTGAACCTGGAAGACCCATAATTAAAATTTTCATTCTTCTTCTTTCTCTTCTTCTAGTACTCTTGCTACAGAATTTTCTAACACGTTATATAATATATCAGATACGCATTTTTGTAAATCAATATTTTCAGGTTCAAGATCATCTATTGGAGACGAGACTATCTCATAATTAAAATTTAAATGTTCTCCATCTTCTGCAACTTGTAAAGCTCCGAAATTAAATACTGTTTCAATAAACTCTCCAGTTTTAATTCTAATATTCCAATGATCGGCACCTTCAGCTGGAACCAATTCATAATCAATGTTCTCTTGCATTTTTATCTCCATATTTAAATCTTAATGATAAACCTAATTTTTCTCCTTTAAAATGAGAAGTACAATGGATCTTCCTATTATCAAATAAAATAGCTTTACTTGGAACAAACTCAAATGCTTCAGCAGATAATCCATGTAAATCTTCTAATTTAAAATAAGATAAATGCTGTTTGTGCATATTTAAATCAAAATCTAGTCCAGTTTTATTAGTAACATTATAACTATTTGGAGAACCTTTTGTGAATTTATTTGTTTTCAATTCGTTTGTAGTTTCGTAATTCATATCCCACGTTACACTATCTTCAAGCCATTGCTGGTCAAAAACCAATAGACTTGCTGAGCCAGTTATTTGTAAAGGTATTACAAGATTAATTGGATTATTTAATTCTTTTTTATAGTCAGTGTGCGGAAAATACGGTATTGTATGCTTATAGTAATTACCACTAACAAATTCTAATTTGCAATTTAATATATTACTGGCCAATTGTGTGAAATAATTTATGTGTACATTAGGATCTGCTTTGGCCATCGTTTTAGTTCTAAAAGACGTATTAGAGTAATAATCTCTAATACAATCTTCTATAATCTTTTGATCTACATCAATATAATGGTTAAGCATATATTACCTATATAAATTTATATTAAAAGTTACTCGTGGGCCTAAACCCATTGTGCTAAATTTATGCCAAGTATTTTGTGTCCTAGAAAAAATAAGAGCTCTATTTTGTTTCCATTCTAAAGGCTGCAAGTTATATCTAGTTCCAATAAATGTGCCTATATGATTTTCAGGATAACCATATACAACAATTGATAAGAGTTTATCATCTCTATCTACGTGTACAAAATTTTGACTTGTTTCATTTATCCCAACACCTTGAACATCTAATTGAAACGTATTATATAATTTAAGTTTTTCTGGAGCTAGAAGCTCCAAATAACTAAGAGCCCTAGCTTCATACTTATTTTTAAACGTATTTAAAGTTTGAGTTTCAATTATCTTTTCTTCAGGTTTTATTTTATTACAAATTTTAATTGCAATAGCTTTAAAGTGTTCAAAGTCTTCGTAATCATAAAAGTTTTCTTCAATTATATGTGGCCAAGGATGATTAAATATCTTCGACAACTATCTCATCCATTGATACCTGATCTTTGTATCCAATAGTATATTGTTTCTTTATAAACTCTTTAAAGTCCGTATTGGCAAAAATAGGTTCCCAAAATTCGTGCTCTAAAGTTTGATCATGCCTAACTTTGCCACCAATCTCACCTGTCTCCATATCAACCGCTGCATACCAGCCATTGGAAGGCTTAGTAACGTACCCACCAGCAAGAGCCACGTCAAGCAGGCCAGAATAACTGCGAACACCACCGTCCCAGGAAACAGTAATAGGAATTTTAGACTTTTCTTTAACATATCTACTCTTCTCAACATTAATAACAAAGTGATAGCCCTGGATCTCTGTACCTTTTTTATCTTGTTGTCTACCTAGAATCCAAATGTTGTCAGCTGAATAGTAAATGCCTGTACCACCACCAACAACGGCTTTAGGGAATAGACCGATCTCCATATACGTATGGTTCACAGCCAACATAGGAATATTCTTCATAGCAAGATAAGGTGTTGCCATACGGAACAAACCTTTTAGAGCTTTAGCACGTGACATGTCTGCAACCGACTTTTCATTGATAGCATCATCTAGTTCTTTCTTCGATGCAAGGTTACCAATAGAGTCAATCACTACAATAACTTTATCATTGCGTTCAAGTGCTTCAAGCTGACTAATTAAATCAAACTTCAGTTCTTCTACGTTTGTAATAGGGGTATGAAGTACTCGTGATGTATCAACTTCGAATTGTTCAAAGTAGGCCTGAGGTGAACCAAACTCTGAATCATAGAATAACATCACAGCATCTGGATTTTGTCTAAGATATGCTGATGCCATAATCAGCGCAAATGATGTTTTAAAATGTTTTGACGGTCCTGCGAGAACAGTAAGGCCTGGAGCTAAACCACCATCAACAGAACCTGACAGTGCCACATTAATCATAGGCACATCGGTTGGAGTCATATCTTTTTCTGTAAAGAACTTACTCTGACTCAGAACTTCCGTTGTCTTGATTTTGCTGTTCTTTTTTAGTTTGTCCATAATTGACATTTTGTGCTATCTCCCGATCGCTAAGTTCATATTGAGAACGGATTTCGTTATTTACTTTGCGGATTTCTTTCCAAATTGTTGGATCCACTGATGTTTCTTTTTCTGCAAACTTAATAAATGCATTAAGATCTTTTGGGAAACAAGATCCACCAAATCCAGCCTTGCCATCAGGCCCTGGAATTTTCATGTGTGAATGTCCAATTCGATTGTCAATTGGTAATGCTCGTGATAGCATGTTAAAGTTTGCACCATAGTCATCGCAGATTTGTTTTAGCTGGTTAAAGAATGTGACCTTTGTAGCCAAGTAAGTATTCACAGCATATTTAAACAAAGAAGCTTCAACTGGACTTACCATAATTGTTTGAGATGGATTACAAAGGCTAAAGTTATTATAAATGCCTTCAAGGTATTGTCCTGCACCTTGTTCTGTAATACCCATCACATTAAATTGTTGATTTACAAAATCCATTTTAGGATTTGCTTCAGTTAAAAATTCTGGATTATAAACCACACGACTGTCAAACTGTGTTAGACGTTCTGCAGCGTCAGGAGTAATGGTAGATTTAATTGCAATAAATGATTGTGTAGTGTTAATCAATTTCATTACTGCTTCATCGACAATAGATGTGTCTACAGAGCCATCATCTCTACTTGGAGTCGGCGCACAGATAAAAGTAATTTGTGGTTGGAATTCTGCCAAGTCTGCAAGCGTTGTATTGTAAAGTGGATCTACAACAAACTTTTCTACATTAGGAGTACTAAATGCATAGTCAACTGCTTTACCAACAAAGCCGTGGCCAACAATACCAATTTTTAGTTTTTCCATTTTACGTTTTGGCTGATAATCAATTTCAGTCATTTTCTAAGTCCTTCATCATTTCTATTTTGTAAACTCTTTCTCTTAATCCACTTGAACTAAATCTGTGGTCACGTTTATTAAAATATAATTGTATGCCTCGTCGTCGGCAAATTTCTTTTCCAGTAAAATCTTTGTCCTTATATTCTTTACCCATTATTTTATAGTTCATATCAAATAGTTCTAGAATATCTTCTAGATCTTTTTCAGTTTGATAAGGTATAATTTCATCTACATATTTCACAGCCTGTAACTGAGTCCAGCGTTCCACCAAAGTTTGGACCGGTGCATTCTTTTCTGGCCTATCCATTGATGGATCTACTTGTAAACCACAAATAAGATAATCACAAATTGATTTTGATTCTCTTAACATAGCAATATGTCCTGCATGTAAGAGATCAAATGTAGAAGCAGTAAAACCTATAATGCCTTTAGAATTTCCCATGTATCTTCCCAACTATTTACTGTATGAACAATTCCACCACGTTCAATAATGGCTTGAGCAATCGTGTAATCATTACCACCCGGCATAGTCTTATCACCAAAAAACATAACTTCATCTTCAAAGTCTACTAAGATCTGAGACTTATCAGCACCAGCTGGTGTAATATCTATGCCTGTTTCTCCGGCTACTTCAAACCGAAGAGATGGATATTTTTCAGAGAGCACTTCTGATATTTCTCGTCTTTCGTTTTTATGTTCATCCCATTGTTTGTACATAACACGCTGTTCAAGTGTGCAATTACGACCAACAATGCTAAAATTGACAAGACCCGGCCTAGCATCTATATGGAATCCAGTTTTTTCATAGAACCGAGAGTCTTTCAATATTTGCAATAGATCCTGTTCAACTTCGGATGGTAAATGAAAAACACCAGAACGGATATTCTTATCACCTTTCCAAACATCGTTACCAGAACAATTATAAACTATTTTGGCTTCGTTGTAAACCCTAGTTCCAACTTGTTCTAAAGTTTTTTTCTTGTCGCTTCCAGTTACAAAATAAACTGGATTATATTTCATGAAGTCCAAAAACCATTCTTTAAAACTTTGGTCCATTACTCCACGTGAAGGAGTAAGTGTGCCATCTATGTCAAAAATATAATTCATTAGTCTATCAGTGTTTGTACAGTTTCAGCCATTGGTGTGTCTTTATAACCTACAGTTTCACGTACAATATCATTATGATTAAATTCTGCCCAATATAATTCATATGCAATACCAGACTCTAAACATTCAAACTGATGATACAGTCCAGGTTTTACTTTATGGTATTGGCCAATCTGCAGTTCGGTCACATCAATAAGATCATAGTCTTGTTGCCAAGTACGAATAAGCATACGACCTGATTCTACATAAAAACCATTCCACTTATAGCGGTGCATGTGTTTAGAACATATACCACCAGCTTCCATTTCAATACGATGAAACTCTAAAGCACCATTAGCTTCAATCAGTTCAGTCGTACCCCATACTTTTCCTGCTTTCATTTTTTAGTCTCCGTCACTGCAATAATATAAAATCCAATAATAATCAAAGCCAATATACTTATGGCTGTTCCTAGTTCACCCATATTTAAACCTCTCTATTCCGTCAACAACTCTCTCAAAATCCTTTAAATGCAGCATGTTTGGTCCATCACTTGGAGCATTATTAGGATCGGGATGTACTTCTAAGAAAAAGCTAGTGATCCCGAGAGCAGCGCCAGCACGACAAAGACTTGGCACATAACTACGATTTCCACCACTGTGGGTTCCTTCACCTCCTGGTAGTTGGACCGAGTGAGTAACATCATAAACAAATCTGCTACCAAGATCAGAAAGGAGATCCCGCATGCCAGTGAAATCATTAATAAGGCGTCCGTAACCAAAACTTGTACCTCTCTCAGTTATCCACACTTCTTTAGCTCTGCGATCTTCTGTTTTACTTAATATACCTTTTACATCGCTTGGAGCCATAAACTGACCCTTTTTGATATTGATAGCGTCAATATTCATTTTTGCTACACCAGTAATGAGATCTGTTTGTCTGCACAAAAATGCTGGTATTTGAACAACGTCTACGCTACCATTTCTTTCTATGTCTCCAATTTGCCAACGTTCATGGACGTCTGTAAGTATTTTAACTCCAAGTCTCTTTTTTATTTCTTTAAAATCTCTTAGAGTTTGGAAAAATGATTCCCATGGACTAGAATGCATCCCTCTTGTACTATCAATATGTGTGCGATTTGCTTTGTCAAAACTTGCCTTAAAGATATATTCAAAACCGTATAGATCACACACACGTTTACATTCACTAGCGATTTCTAATGATTGCTCAAGTGACTCATGCTGACAAGGTCCTGCAATAATCCTCACTGTATCACTCCATTCTTATATGCATACTCTAATGCATTATTGGCCTCTGTTTCCATTGGCCTGTTCTCATACCAGTTACCAGTCTCTTTGTCAAATTCTTGGCATAACATTACTATTTGTTGAGCTGTAATAGGATAGCCACGTTCTACGGCTTTACCAGCAATGGCTATCATAATACGGTACATTTGTCTATACCAACCAGTATTTGAAATTGATATGTATTCAGCGGCAAGAGACTTTGGCCAAAATGGACAATCTCTATAACCAGACCAAACATAATCAGTATTATTTAGCTTGGTTTTACGGTACTCAATTATCTGTTCTTTCCAAGCATCTGGTAGTCTATCTAAAAAGTCTTTACTATTTTGTTTTTCGTTGTATTCCCATTTGGCCATCAAGGCATCAGGTTCAAGTGCAGAACCGCTGTTAGAGAATACAAAATTATTAGCACCATCATAATTTGCAGGGACGTAATACATACGAGACAAATCCTTAGTCTGTTTGTCTCCGATCGCTTCAAACTCGGAGTTAAGCGCAAACCAGAAGTGTTTGATACGATCTGCCGATATTGCTTCAGACATTGGGAATACAAGTCTAAACTTTGGTACAGAACTAGTGCTGCTAGCAGTGCTGTAACAAATAAAAGTATAATGCCCATATCTGGATTTAAGTTCACTTTCTAGATCTCCTTTAAACTCATGATCATCAACATCAATAGCACACCAAGATCCCCAAGTAACAACGTTCTTGTTTGCCCTAGTTGTATTAGGTAAGTAAGTAGCCGGTGATATAAGTTCAGCATCGAGTTTTCCTTTTAACTGACGTTCTGATAATTTATATATGAATTTCTCAAAGCCAGCCCAATTATCAAAGTCAAGCCGTCTATGAGTTTTGTTGTCATATCTACTTTCAAATATCGTAAGAGAGTACATTATCCAAAAAATTCTTCCAAAGTTGCAACCGGTTCTGGTGTCCAGTCAACAGCATCCAGAATAGGTTTGAGTGGTTCAATAAAAGTCTTCTCAAACATTATACCATAGTCAACATGCTGTTGTAAACCAAATTCTTTCGGAAGAATACCAGGAAATGATATGACATTTTCTTTGATAGGATTAGGCGTCTTTAGATAGACAAACTTAATCTTTTCGCCATTCTTGATAGTTTCATATCGTTTCGTTAGATTATTTTGTTTTAGGTAGTGGTTATATAATAACGAACCACGGACATGAATTGGAGTACCTTTACCATAGATTTCTTTACGGTCTTTCCATTTGTCAACTTCAGAGACGCCACGTGGAAATGCAACAGCTTCAGGTGGAAGTTTACTAAACTCAGACTTGAAATTAGAAATGAATTTCTGTGTATCTGATTCAGTGCCATTGATAATCACTTTGAATATTTCTTTGAACTTATCACGGACCACTTCAGGCGTAGACGACTTAATAGCCTCAATACCCATCATCTTGAGTTTAGGCTCAGCGTACTGGACACCCTCTGAGTTATGCACATTCAAAATATATCGTTTCTTTGCTGTCCAGATTCCACGATCAGCAATCACTTCACGAGCCATTTCCATACGTGGAGCGTATCCATTCATTACATGATAGAATTCGTCATAAGACTTTGATAGTATTTTTTCAAAATGGTCTTGACAGATTTTATCTAAAAACTTTACAGGATCATTTGGATTAAACTTCTGAACCAGTGGACCCATGTTAATATAGACAGAGTCTGTATCAATTGCAATTACATAATCATCTTCAGTTTCTAGAAGCTTGTTCATCTCTTCGTTAATAGCTTTCTCTGCCCAACGAATCACAGTCTGACCAGTCAAGGTAACCGATTCAGCCAATGCGTTATCGAAATACTTGAAGTACTTGTTAGCCAAAGCGCCATATAAACTATTAAGTAGGATCTTAATAGCCATCTGGTTATTTTCAAGCTGATTGATCTTTGACTCTAGAGATTTATCTTTAGTCTTCTCATACTCAGACTGAGCATCTAACATTTGGCGTTTGATAGCTTTTCGTTCTGCGTAGTAGTCCACAATCAATTCAGGGATAATGCCCTGCTTCGACCGGTCAAAGGGCACACCAGATGAGGCGAGAGCGTATGTTTCATCAACTTGCCTTGTTCGATCATGGTCAAAAAGATAATAATCTACGCCTTGTGGAAAGCGTATGGTGTAATCTTTACATAGAGTCTCTGGTGAAATATTCTGTTGAACAATAATATTAGGATATAGAGAGTTCAAGTCGAAAGATACTACCCAAT